CCAGTGGGAACAACTCTGGCCGTACTTGAACGAACCCTCAAAGTCATGTCCGCCGTACAAGCGCGGGTCCACTACGCGCTCAAGCAAGAACTCCGACTCCTAGCAGACATCATTCGTGACTTCTCCCCAGATGATTACGACTACGAGCCAGAAGAAGGCTCACGCCGCGCCAAGAAGTCGGACTACTCCGATGTCGAAATCATTCCGGTAAGCGACCCAAATGCTGCAACTCTTTCGCAGCGCGTCGTGCAATACCAAGCGGTACTGCAACTGGCCCAAGGCGCACCGCAGATTTACGACATGCCGCTGCTTCACCGGCAGATGCTTGAAGTGTTGGGCATCAAGAACGCCAACAAGTTAGTCCCCATGGACGACGACAAGAAGCCGGAAGATCCGATTACGGAGAACATGAACATCTTGAATCTGAAGCCGGTCAAGGCGTTCCTGTATCAAGATCACGAGGCGCACATCAAGGTTCACATGAGCGCAGCGCAAGACCCACTGATCCAACAGATGGTCGGCCAAAACCCGCAAGCGCAGATGATTGCGCAAGCGATGCAATCACACATCATGGAGCACATCGCCTTTGCGTACCGCGCAAAGATGCAACAGGCTTTGGGTGCGGACCTTCCGCCTCCCGGCGAGGGCTTGGACCCAGCCGTCGAGGTACAGCTTTCACGCTTGGTATCCCAAGCAGCACCGATGGTTCTTCAACAGAGCCAGACGCAAGTGGCACAGCAACAAGCACAACAGCAAGCGCAGCAAGCTGCACAAGACCCAGTCATTCAGATGCAACAGCAGGAGTTGCAGTTGAAACAGCAAGAGCTGCAATTAAAAGCGCAGGAGATGCAGATCAAAGCTGCGGCAGAAGCCGACAAGCTGGAGCTGGAGAGACAGCGGCTGGAAGCCGAGATGGAGCTAAAGGGCATGCAGCAAGGCGCAAAGATGCAGCTCGATCAGGCCAAGTTCGAAGCGGACAACGAGAAAGAAGGCGTACGCCTTGGAGCCGAGATTGCTCGCAACCGTGCAGAACACAGTATGCGCCAGCGAGAAGCTACTAAACCAACCAAAGGAGAGTAATGAACGAGTACACATCCTTCGTAGATGTTCTGCGCAAGCTAATCCGTGAGGACATGAACAACTACGCCGACGATCTGGCAGGTGGTGCCTGTGCAGATTACGCAGCCTATACCAAGCTTTGCGGAGTGATTCAGGGTCTAGCTATCGCAGAGCGCCACCTACTTGACCTTGCAAAGAAAGTGACGGAACAAGACGATGAGTGAAATCATTATTCCGCAATATCTAAAAAATCTGATTGAGGAAGAAACTGAGTTACAGGAAGAAAAAATTGATTCTCCCGGTGACGACGTAAAAGCTCGACAGCTGCCCAAACCATCAGGGTTCAAGATTCTCTGCGCCGTGCCTCCGGCTGATGACAAGTTCGACGATTCAGTCATTGTCAAAGCCAGCATTTCGCAGCGGGTTGAAGAACAGACCACAACCGTGCTGTTTGTTGTGGCCGTTGGCCCAGATGCGTACAAGGATACCGAGAAGTTCCCAAGCGGTCCTTGGTGCAAAGAAGGGGATTTTGTATTGGTTCGCGCTTACTCAGGCACCCGGTTCAAGATCCACGGACGAGAATTCCGCATGATCTATGACGACATGGTGGAAGGTACGGTTGATGATCCCCGCGGCTACGCCCGCGCTGCATAAGGAGGCAATATGCCCAAAGAAGAGTACATGGAAGAGTTTAAGTTTCCCGATGAGAAACAGGCGGAAGCGAAACATGAGGATGTGGATATTGAGCTTGATGTGTCGGGTGAGACCGACATTGAAATCGAGATTGAAGACGATACCCCTGCCCAAGATCGCGGTCGCCGCCCACTGGAGCGAGAAGTCGAAGACCCAACCGACGAGGAGGTCGAGCAGTACAGCGACAAGGTCCAGAAGCGTATCAAGGAGTTGGCCCATGCCCGTCACGACGAACGTCGGGCTAAAGAGTCTGCACTCCGCGAGCGCGAAGAGGCTATCCGGGTTGCGCAGTCACTTGTGGAAGAGAACAAGAAGCTGCGTGGATATGTTTCCCATGGGGAGCAAACTTATGCCGGCGTTCTGAAGGAGAAAGCCGAAGCCGAGCTGGAAATGGCTCGTCGTAAGTACAAGGAAGCGGCTGAGTCCTATGACTCTGACGCTATGCTGGAGGCGCAAGAAGCCCTGCAAGATGCCAAGCTGAAGTTGGCACAAGCACAAAATTTTAAGCCAGCCCCTTTACAAACAGAAAACGAAGAGGTATATAGTCAACCAACAACTCCTTCGGCCCCGCGTCCGGACGAAAAGACCTTGCGCTGGCAAGCTAAAAACCAGTGGTTTGGCGCACCGGGATACGAGGAAATGACTGCCATGGCGCTGGCTATGCACCAGCGTCTTACGACAGAAAACGGGATCGAATACGCCCGCACTGATGAGTATTTCGAGCGAATCGACGCTCGCCTACACGAGAAATTCCCCGAAGTGTTCGGTGAGCGTCAGCCGGCACGGGAAACTCAGTCTAAAAAGCCGGCAGCTACGGTGGTAGCACCCGCTGCTCGCTCTACCCCATCCAAGAAATCTGTCAAATTGACAAAAACGCAACAAGCTGTTGCGGCAAAACTTGGACTGACCCCACAGCAATATGCTGTTGAACTCATGAGACTGGAGAACCGTAATGGCTAATCGCACCCCCCGTGATCTTGAAACACGCGAAAAAACTACTCGTGCCGCGTATGTGCCGCCGAGCGTATTACCTGAGCCAACCCCTGAACCGGGGTATTCATACCGCTGGATTGCAACCCATGTGTATGGCACCGCAGACCCATCCAACGTGTCCAAAAAGACGCGTGAAGGCTGGGAACCTGTAAAGGCTTCAGACCACCCTGAATTGATGCTCCCATCCAATACGGCCGGGAATGTTGAACTAGGCGGGCTGATGCTTTGCAAAATGCCAACAGAAATGGTTCACGCCCGCAATGAATACTTTCAGCGTCAAGCGGACGGCCAGATGCAATCGGTTGATAACAACCTTATGCGCCAAAGCGATCCGCGGATGCCGCTCTTTAATGAGCGTAAATCTACGTCTACCTTTGGCTCTGGAAACAAGTAATTTTTTGTTAACTAGGAGTTAAATCATGGCACAAACTGCGCCTTATCCTACAATTGTAGGTCCTTACGGCCTAAAGCCGATCAACCTGATCGGTGGTCAGGTGTTCGCAGGTGCAACTCGCCAACTCCCCATCACAACCTCTTCGGTTAACTACAACACCGCTATTTTCAACGGTGACGTAGTTGCTCTGACGGCTGATGGTGTAGTGGCAGTTTCAACTCTGGACACTGATACTTCCCCTGTTGCAGGTGTTGTTGGTGTATTCCTCGGATGCACTTATACCAACCCTGTAACTAAGCAACTGACTTTCTCCCAGTACTGGCCCGGTTTTGCCTCTGGCGTTACTGATGCTAAGGCATATATTGCTGACGATCCTGACCAGCTCTACAAGGTCGTGTCGGTTGGCGATACTGCTGACGGTACCGGCCTGACCCCTGTGGCACTGTCTCAGTCCACTCTGGGTAACAACGTGGTTCTGGTGTTGAACACCGGCTCGACCACTTCGGGCGACTCGAAAATCGGCATTTACGCTAATGGCGTAACAACTTCCCTGCCGATGCGTGTTATTGATTTGGTGCCTGACACCGCAACCTCGGCTGGTTTCTATGAAGTGATCGTCAAGTTCAACTTCGGTTACCACTCGTACGACAACGCCGTTGGCATTTAAGGAGCATATAAATGGCTATTTCACGCGCACAACTACTGAAAGAGCTGCTCCCCGGCTTGAACGCATTGTTCGGTCTGGAGTATGCACGTTACGGCGAAGAGCACAAAGAGATCTACGAAACTGAGACCTCCGAGCGTTCGTTCGAAGAAGAAACCAAGCTGTCGGGCTTCTCCGCAGCGGCTGTCAAGAATGAAGGTAGTGCAATTCAGTACGACAACGCTCAGGAAGCTTGGACTGCTCGATATAACCATGAGACTATCGCTCAGGGCTTCTCCCTGACCGAAGAAGCGATCGAAGATAACCTGTACGACTCCCTGTCGGCTCGTTATACCAAGTCGCTGGCTCGCTCGATGGCTTATACCAAGCAGGTTAAAGCAGCTAACGTCCTGAACAACGGTTTCACCAACTCCGCTCAGTACTACGGCGGCGACGGCGTGCCTCTGTTCTCGGCTTCTCATCCGTTGATCTCTGGTGGCTTCAACAGCAACATTCCGACAACCCCGGCTGACCTGAATGAAACTTCGCTAGAAGCAGCAGTCATTCAAATCGCAGCTTGGACCGACGAACGTGGTCTGCTGATCGCTGCTAAACCACGCAAGTTGATCATCCCATCGGCACTGCAATTCGTTGCAACCCGCCTGTTGGAGACTTCGCTGCGTGTCGGTACCAACGATAACGACATCAACGCAATCAAGAACAACGGTTCGATCCCAGAAGGCTATGCGATCAACCACTTCTTGACCGATCCGAACGCATGGTTCCTGACCACTGATGTTCCTAACGGCATGAAGCACTTTGTTCGTGTGCCGATGTCCACCGGCATGGATGGCGACTTCGATACTGGTAACGTCCGTTACAAGGCTCGTGAGCGTTATTCGTTCGGCTGGTCTGACCCGCTGGGCATGTTTGGCTCGGCTGGTGCCTGATGAAGAGGGGGGCTTTACCGCCCCCCTTTTTTGCTATATAAAGTACTGAATTTCCGGGAATATCCGGCGCTTACGAACAGGCTCCCGGCCTGACGACATGCAGATCGTTTGCGCTTAACTCGCATGTGAGGACAACTCAAATGGCACTTTCTACTACCCAAAGCATCTGGCGTTCGGGCGGCGGCGACCAAACTCGCACCGCATACTGTGGTTCTGGCCTGATGGCTGCACAGTTCTACATCGCTGATGCGTCTCCAGCTACTGCTGGTACCAACGTCAAAGTCTCGTCTGCTTCGGGCGCAGCTAACCTTATTCTGCCTTCTGGCGCGGTTGTCGTGTCTGTCAGCATTACTGCTGAGACCGGCTCTGGTACGTTCGATCTGGGCGCAACCGGCTACACTTCTGGCACTGCCGACAACAACTACATCGCTTCTGGCGTAACTGTGGCTCTTGGCACAACTTCGGTTGGCTCGGTTGTGACTGGCGCTGCTCTGACTGAAATGTCGTATGTGACTGTGACCGACAATACTTCGGGTACTGGCACTGTGACAGGCTTCATCACTTACTTCGTTACCGATCCGCTGGTTGGTCAGCAGAACGTCTAATAGGGGGTCGTCATGACCATGCAATACGACGTTAAGTCGGCGCAGGTAACTTCGTCTGACACAGCGTACGCTGCCACGACCCGTGTAAAAGCGGTGACTGTCAGCTACGCTACTGGCGGAACAGTTGTCCTGAAAGACGGCGGCTCAAGCGGCACTACGCGCTTCTCGTACACGGCACCGGCAGCGGCGGGATCGATTCATATCTTGTTCCCCGGCGAAGGCATCAAGTTCAACACCGATGTTTACGCCACACTGTCGTCCGCAACTGTGGTGGTGTTTTATGGCTAAGTCTCCGGCATGGCAGCGTAAGGAAGGCAAGAATCCCAAGGGAGGCTTGAATGCGAAAGGCCGCGCTTCGTATAACGCTGCCAATCCGGGGAAGCCGGGGCTTAAAGCTCCTCAACCTGAAGGTGGGCCGCGTCGAGATTCTTTTTGTGCTCGTATGAAGGGTATGAAAAAGAAACTCACATCCGCCAAAACCGCGAACGATCCGAACAGCCGTATTAACAAAAGTTTAAGAGCTTGGAAGTGCTGACATGTCTGACATTGAACTAACAGAACGCGAAAGACTGATTGCCAAGGAAGCGGCAAAGCTTGCAATCGAGGAGATGTCTTCAGAGTTTTACAAGAAGGTTGGTAAAACTGTTGTGGAGAAGGCGTTGATTTGGATCGGGCTTTTTGTCGTTGGCCTTGTCGTTGGCAAGGGTTGGATCGTAAAGGTCTGATATGCCAACAGTATCCAAAAAGCAGGAACGGTTTATGCAAGCGGTTGCCCACAACCCTGCATTTGCCAAAAAGGCCGGTGTGCCGCAGTCCGTGGGAAAGGAATTTACTAAATCAGGAGGCGGTATGGCTGAGTCAAAGAAGATGGTTGGCAAAGAAGTTGCGTTCATGAAGAAAAAGGGCGCACCTAAATCCATGATCAAACATGAGGAGTCCGAAATGAAAGGCATGAAAAAAGGCGGTACCGTTGGCGCATCCAAGATGGGCGCTGTTAAAACTGCGGCTCCTAGCCGTGATGGCGTTGCTGTTAAAGGCAAAACCAAGGGCAAACAGATTGTCATGCCGGGCAACAAGATGACCGGCAAGGGCATGAAAAAAGGCGGCTACTGCTAATTAAGGAGCATTTCATGAAACGCAGAACAAAACGGTTTGATAACGGCGGCGATGTAAACGAAGAGTTTAAGCGCCCAATTAAATCAACTGCTGACGCAAAGTCAGAAACGGCTGCCGCCCCCAAGAAAACTTCGTTTAGTGCTGCGTTTGCGGCTGCTCGCCGTGCAGGTGACAAGACGTTTGAATGGGAAGGCAAGAAGTACGGTACTGCAATGAAGGGCGAAACCGGCACTTCTACTTCTAAGCCACAGACTTCTTCCGTTATTGATGCAGGTACTGCTGCCGGTAGAGCTTCAGAAGGCCGCACAATTCCAGAGTTCAAACGCCAAGGCGAATTCCCAGCAGCAGCGGCTGCAAACAGATTGACCAGACTTACCGGGGTTGCTACGGAAGAAGGCCGCGCTGGAAAAGCAAAAGCGTACGAAGATGCTCGCAGACAAGCCGCAGTAGATCGTGCCGCAATGGCAAAGCAGACTCGAGCCGGACGCGCTACTGACGCTGACACTGTTTTGCTGGGGGAAATGGGTCAGTACAAAAAAGGCGGCAAGGTTAAGAAAATGGCTGGTGGCGGCATGACATCGTCGGCATCCAAACGTGCAGACGGTTGCGCTATGCGCGGCAAAACCCGTGGGAAGATGTACTAATGAGGCCCTCTCGCGGTATGGGTGCAATTAGCCCATCCAAGATGCCCGGCGGGAAGAAGAAAGCCCGTCGGGACGACACCGACTTCACGCAGTACAAAGAAGGAGGGAAGGTCAATGCTGCCGGTAACTACACCAAGCCAGAACTGCGCAAGCGGATTGTGTCACAGGTGAAAGCCGCAGCAACGCATGGTACCGGCGCTGGTCAGTGGTCAGCCCGTAAAGCGCAGTTGGTGGCGAAGAAGTACAAAGCCGCTGGCGGCGGATACAGAGATTAGGGCGAAGAAGTAATGGCAGACGAGGCCCCAAAGTCCAAAAATAAGGTCTACCCGCTTATGCCGGGCGGGTCTATCGATAAAGCATATGTTCAGCGGTATATCCGCGACATGGCTGAAATCGAGGACATGGAAAAACGAGGGTATGCGCTACCAAAAGAAGGCGGCAAAGACGCAAAATATTGGACGGCGGTGGACGAACCAAACACTAAATACCCGGAAGGTACTCGATTAGTCCGCGTGGCGCGCGGAAATGTTTTACCTGATCGGGCAGTACGCGCCGAACATGTGGAGCTACATGATCCAGTAACGGGGAAATGGGGTGCAGTTCGTGGTGGTAGGGGGGAAAGCGGTGCAGGTAGTCTGCTCCGTGAGATGAACCCACAGAAGCTATACAAAAAAGGCGGCAGGGTTAAGTCAGCCTCATCCCGTGCAGACGGAATAGCGCAGCGTGGTAAAACACGAGGTAAGATGCGATGAGCGTGTTGCAGGTTCGCCCTGACCTGATTTTTGTGGGTCAGGTGCACGGCAAAGGCTTAACAGTACCGCCAGAAGTTAAAGCTGTTATTGGTAAGTACGGAGCTTGGTATGAGGGTAGCGGTGATGATCGACTGCCGGGAATTAAGTACCAAGGGTCTTGGGACGACGCTCTTGCGAAAGATGTGAAGGGTTACCCAAAAGAGTTTTTGTTTGTTATTTTTACAAACACAGCGGTTAATGAGCAGAAAGAAATACTGGTAGGTGCAGGTACTATTTTTGACAGGTTGCTTAAAACGCAAGGGCAGTACGGTTATTTTAAGAAGCGCAGGTTTGATGCTGATACGCTAACTGAGTTTTTAAAAGCGATGGGCGGTACGTATTTAAAAAACAGTCAAGCCGAAGCAACCAAAGAAAATGTGGCGGCGTTTATAAGTAGCGGCGAAAAGGACATGTGGGAGTCTGGTAGTAC